TCAATATTCTCTATTGCTTCTTCAAAAGTTACATCTGGTTTAGAAACTGTCTCTTTGAAAGGATATAAGTTTACTGCGACAATATCAATAAATCCAATATCATTTGCTTCACGATCTATATCGTGTGAAGGATTACCACGTTGAGCAAGAATGCCACCATGAATCTTTGGATGTAAAGTCTTTACTCTTCCATTGAGAATCTCAGGTGATCCAGTATAATCAGAAACCTTAGTTACAGGTATTCCTTCTGCTGCTATTACAGAATGAGTTCCACCACTTGAGATAATAGTATATCCAGCACGAACTAATCCTTCTGCAAAATCTACAATACCTGTTTTATCCGAAACACTTAATAATGCGTAGTAGTTCATACATCACCTTCTTGTCTATTCTCTGAGTAGTGAACATCAAACTCTCCACCAGGATATCTTGCCTTTAACTTCTCTACATTCATTTCAATAATCTCATTGAAGTCAGTATCAAGTGCCATACATGCCTGAGCAACATACCACATTATATCTCCAAGTTCTCTCTTCATATGAAAGATGTTCTCATCATTCACAGGCTTACCTTGGAATACCATCTTCTTTACTACTTCAGTAAACTCACCACCTTCAGCACAAATGCCAAGAGCAGCAGTTAAAAGACGATGAACAGGTATTCCATCAGGATCTTTCTGTATCTCAAAGCACCTAGAGTTGAATGAAATATAATCATTCGATTCTTTAGATGTTACTGCGTCTACAAACTCAGTATATTTTTGGGTATCAACTTGCTTACTCATTAAATTTAAATCCTGCGAATGATTTTTTAGGTTTCTTTTCCTCATGTGGATTATACTCCTCTTCTTTTCCACTGTCAAGGATATCCTCTTGTGCTTTTTGTTCAACATCATACAATCTCATCTTTGCTCTATCAATACCAACTACAAATCGTTTAAAGATTGTAGGATCGTTATATCTATTCTTCAATTGTTTAACCATTATCTGATTTAATCCTTCCAACTCCTCAGTAGATATGAGAGCGAACATAAGGTCAGCAGTAGCAGGGAGTCCGAAAGACTCTGACGTGTCAGTAAGATCAACATCACTAGAAGCGAAACCAGAACGAGTAGTTTGAGTAGCACTAACAATCGGGAGATTACTTTCGACAGCCAACCCCCGAAGTTCTTCCGCAATCGCTTTGATGAACGAGTAGGAATTGACAGAGGCGTTTTGGCGATATCGTGAACTAGCACAAATGTTTAGATAATCTATGAATATTATATCAGGTCTGAATGATTTTTTCAATGCTAACTCCTGTAGCAATGATTTAAAATGACCTGAATGAGCAGAAGCAGTTGGATACTCTTTAATGATTAATGATCCCTGTGTTTTCTTGGTAAGGCTACTAACCTTATTTTCAAACATAGGTTTAGGAAGATCTGTTATGTTCTGTATATTGACATTAAGTAAATTAGCATCGATCCTCTCCGCAATCTTTTCCTCTGCCATTTCGAGAGTGATGTAGAGGACGTTTTTGCCTTGGAGGAGGACACTGCTAGCCATGTGGCACATAAATAAAGACTTTCCAACCCCTGTGCCAGCAAGAGCAATGTTGAGAGTTTTATTCGGTAGACCTCCTTTCGTAATCTTGTCAAAGTATTCGAGGTCGAACGGGATCTTATCTTCCTTCCTGTGGTACGATTCGTATCTTTCCTCATAATCATTTAAATAATCGTGTCCTATATGACTATCGAAAGACACAGCCAGAGCATCACTGAGAATAGAAGGAATAGCATCCCTTCCTTTCTTGTCATCCTGTCCATCCGCTAATGCAATAGATTCCATAAGTGCAAGATAGATTGCTCTATCTCTACACCACTTTTCAGTAATATCTAGCAACCACTGTGATTCTACAGCAGAGTCATGTAAAGTATTTGAAATATCTCTAGTATCTTTTATCTCAGATTCATTTAAATCTGTCCTACCTTCTATCTCAATGTTAAGTGCTTCTACAGTTATAGCAGAATTATACTTAACAATGAACTTAGTTATCTCTTCAAATATAATCTTTTCTTTTCTTTCTTCAAAATAATCTGGTTCTATGAACGGAATAACTTTGCGAGAAAAATCTTCATTGAATACCAGATTCCTGAGAATGGTGGTTTCAATTCGTTCCATAAGAGAAGTGTTCCTTCGCAATGTTGTCCAACTGTTCCATTATATCATCTGTGAAGTATTCTGTAGGATTCTTTAGAATTTCTTTAGCATAGATCTTCTTACCATTCATTTCATAACGACCAGCAACATTCTTCCACATTCCACCAATCTCACCAAGTTCTAATAAACCATAATAACGATCTAATCCTCTTTCGTCATAATAGAGGCGAATTTGGACTTCCTTGTTTTCTTTGGAGAGTCTTGATTTAGCCGTCTTAGCCTTGATAATGTTTCCAACAACCTCTTTCTGATCCTTTTCCTTTTTTTTGCTGAGATAAATGATCGTAGACGAGGCATATTTGAGACCAGAGCCTCCTCCCATTTCTTTAGTTGGGACGTAAGAACCGATAACATCGTAAGTGTGATTTGTAACTATTAGTGGAATATTTGCTTGTCCGAGTTTCAGAGTTAACATTCTGAAAGCACCTTTCACAAGTTGAGATTTAGTCATATCTCTCACTTGCTTATCTGCTAAAGCATCATTTATTTCCTTTTCGGTGGAAAGCATACCTAAAGAGTCTAGCACAAACATACAAGGTTTGCGTTCTTCTTCAGATGTTTTTAAGTATATATCTACAGCACGAAGTGCCTTACTTCTAAACTCTTCAATAGTAACTACATTTACTACAACTAAACGAGTTAAATCAATCCCACGGGACTCAAGTAATCCTTTATTAACAGCAGCTTCAGTATCGAAATAGAGACAGTAACCATCAGGATTAGAATCCAAAAAGTTCTTGACAACTGCGAGGGAGAAGAAAGTTTTCCCAGTACTGCTTTCACCAGCGATGGCAGTAATGCGATTGCTAGATACGCCACCATAAATGGAACCCGACACCAATCCATTAAAGATGTATGAACCTGTGTCGATGAATCGTTCGTTTTCTTGGATATCTGATGCAACTTGGGTGTATTCGTCACCTATCTCCTTTACTACTTCTTTTAAAAAATCCATTGTATAGCCTCAATAATAATATTATAGCATAAATTACGGCATAAATCCAAATTCTTGATTACGAATCTCTTCAGAATCTAAAAGAGTCTGAACATCATAATATAAATTTCCTGATATTGATATTCTATCATCATCACAATTATAAAAAGGATAAACCTGATGAGTTAATGTTGCAGGAAATACATACATAATTCCTTCACATTCTGGGTCCATAGCAATTTTCATTGGTTGTATAGTTCCAAGAATATCAGTATATGTAAAACAAAAATCAGATGCAGTTGGAGAAAATGAATTTTTAGAAATTGGAATATTATGTTGCTCTTCAGATTTAGTAGGTATCTTCATCCAAATTACAAATGAAAGAACACCACCATGACAATGCATTGGATTGAAGTCATGTTTTTTTGAAGTATTCATCCAAAATTCTCTTAGTATTAAAGTATCCTCAACTATTTGAGTATAATTATTTCTAAAAGTAGAAACAAAATCATATTGTTTAATGTAAGATTCACAAGGATGTTTTAAAACATTTTCAAAGAACCAATTATTATCATCTTTAAGATATAAACTTTCATCTATATTTCCAGCAAGATGAGAATTAGCATTAGACTTAGTTTTTTTTGCAACCTCCATACAATCCCAAAGATATTCAATAGCAATATTTGATAATTCACACTTTAGAATATTAATATTAGGAGGCATCACTTGATACCAACGGTTTTCATTACTCATTAGATGTCACATGTTCCCTGTTCATATTGATAATTATTCTTAATTTCAAAATCTCTTTGAACATCCTTTAATAAATGATATAATCTTGCATCACCCCCCAATGCTAAAGCACTTACTATTGTCTTTAAATCTTTTTGATTAATAGGTAATTCCATTAGGAGAAGAAAGAATCCAAGTTTACAGTTTTTTCCACACTCCATCCTATAGCATCTAAGATGGCTCTGAGTGGTTCCACGAAACTCTTATCAAATTGAAGATCATAATCAATGTACATATCAAGACCGAGTTCGTGAGGAAAGTCTTGAATAAAAGATATTACATTTTCTTGAATAATATTTGGTTTCTTTAAATACAGAAACTTCACCTTCTCGCCATTTCCAATAGCAGAATATTTATTATCCAGTTTCTTTTGCTTCACATAATGATTATAAAGCAAAGCACCACGTATATGTATAGGAGTTCCTTTTTCATATATTGAAGAATGTGATTTATATTTCTGAACATTAGATGCTGTTCTTGGAAAGGCAATATCTTCTGGTGGAAGTTTTCTAAACTTAGTTCTACAGTCTTCAATATACTTCTGAACATTCTCCTCAGTATCATTCATCATTAATTTTAGAGCAGACTTAATCATCTCTCTACAAGGTGCTGGTGTAGAAGATTTAACTGCCTCAATACCCATCATCTTTAGTTTGGGTTCATCATATCGAACACCCTCACTATCCCATACATTCAGAATGTATCTCTTCTTAGCAGTCCATATACCACGTTCAGCAATGTTCTCACGTTTCATAACCATCTTTTGGTCATAGGCATTTACATAGTCGGCCAGTTCTTGGTAAGAACCTTCAATAAAAGGTTCAAATTCATTTTCACACACCTTATTAAGGAACGTGACAACGCCTTCATTAGTTTTCTCTCTGCCCTTGTATACAGCCTCAACCAGAGGACCCAAATTAAGATAGATGGAATCAGTATCTGAAGCAATAACATAATCAACCTCCTCAGTTTTTAAAATCTTATTCATTCTCTGGTTCATCTTGTTCTCTATCCAACGTATGGATACTTGGCCAGACAAAGTAATGGCTTCTGCATTAGCAAGTTTGTAATACCGAAAGTACTGATTGCCGATAGCACCATAAGCACTATTAAGGGCAATCTTCTTTGCCATCTGAATATTGTTGCACCTAGCAATCTCCTTCTCCAATGCTTCCGTGGGTGTCTTCTCATACTGCTGCTTTGCCTCAAGCATCTTCTTCTTGAAAACAACACGATCTCCATACATCTTGTCCATAAGTTCAGGAAGGAACCCACGCACATCCTTCCGATATTGTGCTCCATTCGCACAAACTGCATAATCACCATCAAACTCACACTCCTTATTTAAGATCCTTTCAACGCTCGCACTGGTATGTCGAGTTTCCCTGATTGTCTCTGGGGAAATGTTGTATTGCATAATAAGATGAGGATAAAGACTGTTAAGGTCAAAAGAGACCACCCAATCATACTTTCCTGGAATCGGTTCCTTGACATAAGCACCTGCGTATTTGTCGTTTTTATCAGATCTATTTTTAGGAGGAATAACTATACCCCTTCTCTTCAAATAGTTATAGATTATGGTATCCCACATCCGCACTTGATAGAACACATCCTCATAGTTTACCTTGGCTTCATAAGCCATAGTTAGAGCGAGTTCAATCAACTTCATCTTGCTTTCCAAACGGTCAACAAGTTCCACGTCAATTATATTATACTCTACAAATTTTTGCCACCCCTTTGTGTAGAAATCTTTAAATGTATCAAACTCACTGTGATCAAGTTTCTTCTGACCGAGTTCTACACTTGCAATATAATCCAAACGATATGATTCCTGTGCCTTATAAGTAAACTTCTTATAAAGATCAAGATAGTCTAACTGTGATACACCACCAATATCATATGAAATATGCTCCCTTCCCATAATAACAGTTCTATCTTCTGTCACCAATCCCCAAGGAGACATTCTCTTCATCAACTTCTCGCCAAGGATTCTTTCAATCCTACGGCACATATATGGAATATCATAAAGTTTACTGTTCCAACCAGTAATAACTTCTGGTGTATTAGACTCAATCATCCACCAGTTAATAAAATCATTTAAAAGTTCATACTCAGTTCTAAATGATTTGTATAACACATTCTTCTGCTTATTTTTAAACGCACCCAACCCCCAAGTTATAATTTGCTTTGTATTATAATCCTGTATTGATATAAGTAATATCTCTTCTGCAGCAGATTCTACATCAGGGAATCCCTGCTCTGACTTAACCTCAATATCAAGTGTGACTAATTTAATCTTTTGAATATCAAACTTTAATTGTTCTTCAGGATATCTTTCAGAAATATATTGATAGATAAATCTTTCATTTCCATAAACATTAAAATTCTCTATCTCACTATATCTCTTTATAAAATCCCTAGTCTCTCTTACAGTACCTGGTTCAATCGCTTCTACAGAATCACCAGTTAGGGTTTTGTATTTTGTTTTCTTTTTTGAGTCAACAAAAAGGGTTGGATAAAACTTCTCACGGGTTGCGAAGTGTTTTCCATCTTCGTAACCACGAACCAAGAAGTTGTCTCCAACCATCTGAACGTTTGTATAGAATCTCATCGCAACTTACTGATAATTATATTGATTGGAATAATTTTTTACATCACATCTTGGCATTACATTAAAAGAAAGTGATATTCTTCTTTGATCATCAGAATCAGAAAAATCTCCAGCAAGTGTTCCATGTTCCAACCAACTAGGAAATAATAATAATTTATTTTCTTCAGGTTCCATTTGAGCAGCTCTCATAGAGAATTGATTTGATTCTTCATACTCAAAATACTGAGATAGTAATGCTTGTCTAGGATCTTTAAACACAATAGAACCAGTATCTGGTTTAGGACAACTTAAGTATAACACACCACTCCAAAAAGAATTTGCATGAAGGTGTATTGGATGCTTATTGTAAGAAGGTGAAATATTTGCCCACATACATGTAATATATTCACTATCCCTTATTAACTTGTAATGATCAAATACCTCAGAAACAGATTCTAATAATAAAGTAGAAAGTTTAGAAAACGGTTGATGAAGGTGTAAATTATCTTCAGTACAACCAATATCCATTTTTAATAATTCATTTTTACATTCATCTAAAATAGAATTATTTTCATATTTAAATAAATGAACTGGAGTGGAGAATAAATCAACCTTCGCTTTTTTCATTATAAAGTAAGTTCTTTATACCTCTCTATCACCTCTTCAGTAGGATCAGCAATAGTAAGAATGTCCTCTGATCTTAGCATAAATTCTGTCTGATTACTAGCTACAATCCAAGGTGACATATTATCAATATCAACAAATTTATAAGGATTAACAAACTTACAATCTGGTTCACCAGGTTCTGCCATCACTTCTATTACTTCTGTGATGAGAACATTATCTACATCAACTAAAACACATTTAATTGCCATCGTTTTTTTCCTCTTTTGAATCCTCTTTTGAAAATAACTTACTTTTATCTATATACATTTTCTTTATACTATCAATAGGATCAACAATAGTCACAACCCAATCAGTTGGAACTAACATTTTAGTATCTTTAGAAATAATAATCCAAGGTTTGAATAAAACATCTATTTGATCAGTATCATCTCTTTTTGGTGTAGTTAAAACTACATGAGGATGATCAAGAATATATGCATAAGGTTCGATATTATTATCAGCAACTAATTCCTTAGCGTCTGATATAAGCATCTCTCCTGATTTTAAAAGGGTTAATTTAATTGCCATTTAACAATTTTCTTTTTATTATACCACATTTTTTATATGAATCAATGTTTCTATTTCTGGTAAGTACATATATTCAATATTACTATTCCTTAGAGTCCAAAGACCATCTTCAATAGTATCCACCATAGTGTCACCAGCAAGATTAAATGAAGTATTAAAAAGAATAGGAACTCCAGTTAATTTATAAAACTCAGAAATCAAATCATAATAATTTTTATTTTGATCTCTAGTAACTGTTTGCACTCTACAAGTTCCATCAACATGAGTTATACAAGGTATCTTATCTATTTGAGATTTTAATACATCTACAGCATACATCATAAAAGGACTCTCTTCTAATCTATCCATATCAAACCATTCCCTAGCATGTTCTAAAAGAACCGTTCCAGCAAATGGTCTAAAGTATTCTCTTTTCTTTACCATATTAACTATATCCTTACCATCCTTTACTCTAGGGTCAAATAATATAGATCTATTACCAAGTGCTCTTGGACCTATTTCACTTCTACCTTGTGCAATAGCAACTATATTACCATCAGATATTAATCTAGCAATATCTTCAGGTTTTGCTTCATATTCATTTTCATCATCTTCTAATTCATACTTATATTCTAAAGGTCTTCCTTTATATAAAGTTGTCAATTTAAATGATGTATTAGGATTTTCCTGATGATAAGTTTGATAAGCACCACCTATACTAACAGATGAATCATCACAAGTTGGATCAACATACAAATTAACATCATCAGGTAATGCTTTAAGTAATTTATAATTAGCAACACAATTCAAAGCACATCCACCAGTTAATACTAAATTTTTAGTTTTAGACATACCTAATGCTTTATTACAAGTATGAATTAAATATTTTTCAAAATCCTTTTGAACTCTATATGCAACATTAGCTTTAATTGATTCTGTTATATTTGTACCTTGATTGAGATATTTCACATCAATCAATGATCCACAAACTCCTAAATTAGCAATTTTACAATATTTTTGATTATTATCAGCATTATTATAACTATCATTGTTTATAAGACAACTTTTATTTCCATGATGCTCTATTGAAATCAACTCTGGTATAGTTTCATCTTCTTCCCCATACGCAGAAAGACCCATCGTTTTACCACATTCTAATCCATTAAAACCCAACCATTCAGAAACTGATGTATATACATATCCCACTCCTATATTTGTTTTCTTATCTACAAAATCTGGTACATCAACACTAATAGATGTTCCATCACCAACTACAGCTTTATATAAAGGAGTAAAACATCTATCAGATACCTCATATATTGAAAGATTCTCTTTACCAAAAGTATAATTACTTCCAGCACCATCAACAACTAAAATTACAGCATCATCAAATCCAGAATGACTATGTGAAGCTTTTGCATGCAAATAATGATGATCTACATGTATAGTTCCTTTCATTGGGGAACCTATCTTCTCATCAATTCGCAAAGGCATTTTTAAAATATCAACCAGAAATGCCTGAGTAAATCCAAAATCAGTATGCTGATAAAATAGATTTGAAAAACTAAGTTGATTTATATAAGAACACCACGTTGGAACATCTTGTACAGCATACATTGCAGTACAAGCATGTTTAGCATGACAAAATCTCTCTTCTATTAAATGCATCAATTGTCCATCTTCCACAATTGATACAGAAGCATCATGAGGACCAGTATGAATACATACGTGTGCCATTAACAAGTTGCCTCATAAACTTCACCTATTTCCCAACACTCTATATCTTCATCTCTAATTATATCCATAGTAAGTTCCTTCCTATTATCAGGAACAATTACACAATATCCAATACCAAGATTAAATACTCGTCTCATCTCCAACTCATCCATATTACCTTGTCTTTGGATCTCTAAGAAGATCTCTGGAACACTCCAAGCATTCCAATCAACGTGTGCTTTAACCCCTTCTGGAAGGCATCTAGGAAGGTTCTCAGGAATGCCTCCTCCAGTTATATGCGACATACCATAAACCCAATCACCCTCATTTAAGAGACGTTCTACAACAGGAGCATAGATGGTTGTTGGTGTAAGTAACTCAGGATAATTACAATAATTTAACTTAAGTCTACGTGCCAAATAATTAATAATGCTGTATCCATTACTATGAACACCACTACTTGCTAATCCAATAATTCTATCGCTTGGTTTTATAGCAGATCCATCAATAATATTTTTCTTATCTACTATACCTGTACAAAATCCAGCAAGATCAATTCTATTTTGAAACTCTGGATGTTCAGCAGTCTCACCACCTAAGAGATCCATACCTGATATCTCACATCCTTTAAGGATGCCAGGCATAATATCAGCAACCCTATGATCTATTTTTTTAGTAGAAATATAATCTAAGAAGTATAATGGTTTAGCACCACAGGTGATTATATCATTGACACACATAGCAACAAGATCTATTCCTATGGTTGTATAATCACCAGCAGCTTCAGCAATATCAATCTTAGTTCCTACACCATCAGTTCCAGACACTAAAATAGGTTCCTCATATCCTGAAGGAACCTTTATCATTCCACCAAACCCACCAAGGTTGGGAACTTTCTTTTTAAGATCTTCTACAAACTTATTACCTGCTTCTATATCAACACCAGCAGTTTTATAATCTAATACTATACCTTCTTTCTTAAAATCAAGAGGTGCGAAATCGTTAAACTCTGCCATAATAAAATAAAATATTGTGGTAGATTCCTATAGCCGCTTATCCTGAACCTACCAAAGGGGATAACCGCAGTTGGGGTACATATGCTGCTTATACTCAGCCCCATTGTACCATCGGGGGGACTTATGGATTGCCCTTACCAACTCTTATATTATACCACAGATTTTTCTTTTTGCTTCTTCTCTTTAGGAACTCGTTTGAGATCACTAATAGCATTTCTTATAATGCTGAACGGACTAGTTAGTTTCATGATCTACACCTCCTAAGTAATCTTTACGAGAATGATGTTCTGGTACAATCTTATTCAACTCCACTGTGAGGAGTCCATCTTCAAACTTGACTGATCCAACCTTCGTATCGTCGGAGACCGTCCAAACTCGTTTAAAACTACGTTGGGCCAATCCTTTGTGGACAAACGTTCCATCATTTTCCGATTCTTCTTTTCTGCCTTCCACAAATAGTTTTCCAAACTCCGTGAAGACTCGTAGCTCATCTTTCTTGAACCCTGCAAGGGCGATCTCCAATTTCGATTCATGATTATTTAAGTGTATTAAGTTGTATGGAGGATAGTTTGATTGTGGAAAATCGGAATTAAAGAAATTATCAAAATAATTTTCTAATCCTATGCTGTTTTTAGAAATCTTCTCCATCAATTCTGGAAGATTTGCAGCGTGATAGCGTTGTAATGCGTTCATGGTTCTCCTTATTAAGCGAGTGTGAATTATGTACCCCGAAGGCGTACACTACTATTTAACCATAAAGCATTAAAAAAGAGGATGTTGTATCCTCTACATATTTATT